TATTCACCACGGTCGATACGGCCGTCGTTACCTCAGTCGCCTTCATTCCCGGGCAGCAGGGAACCGGCTATTCGGTCGCCAATGCTCTGACCACGACCGCACAGGCACCGAGTACGGGCATCAATCTTGAAGTCAATATCACTGCGGTAGGCGAAACGGTTTTGCAGGCGATTACAGCTTGCCGGCTTGCGAACACAAACTGGTACGGATGCATGTGGACGAGCGCCGGAGATTCCGATGTCGCTCCGATCGCAGCCTATGAGCAAAACGTGCAACCGGCCATGCAATATATCTATTCGACCACAAGCCTTTCCGCGCTTCAAGGAACCACAGGAAACGTGTTCTCGGCAATCAGGGCACTCAATTATGGCCGTGTGCAGGGCATCTATACGAGCACCAGCAATGTCCCGGTTCCACCCGCGCCGAATAACGTCTATGCCGCTGCCGCACTTCTGGGAATAGCAATGGGCCTGAATACCGGGGCTCCGAACAGTGCTTTTACGATTGCGGCCAAGACACTTGTCGGCATCCAGACCACCGTTCTAACCCAAGCCCAGATCAATGTATTTGCCGGAACTCCGGGCCTTGGATTCGGAAACAATGGCAACAGCTACAACAATTACGCAAACAGCTACGATTTCTACTATCAGGGCGTCAATGGAAACGGCTTGAGCTTCACGACCGTTCAAGGCCTCGACATGCTGGCTGCGGATTGCCAGATTTCAATTCTTAATGTGCTAAAGAGTCTTGCGTCAATTCCGCAGACCGATCCCGGACAGGCCTTAGACCTTAATGCATGTCGCGGAGCATGTTCACGATCGGTCAATCGTGGATTCCTTGCCGGGGGTGTATGGAATGGCCCAACACTTTTAGCTGGGACTGCGCAGGCACTTACCCCAGGAATCGCACTTCCAAGTGGTTATTGGGTAGGTTCACTTTCTTATGTTACTCAAACCGCAGGAGATAAAGCGCTATTCAAATCAATGCCAATTTACATTGGGGTGATCACAGCCGGAACGCAGCAGAGTTTCGTAATCGGAATTTCGGTTCAGCAGTAACAGGAGATCAAGATGGCGAACGGAACAACGACATATTCATTCAAAGACCTCACAGGGGCAATCGCCTCTCCGCTGGCCGGATCTTTCATCCTAGCTGGCGGCAATATCGGCGATGGCAAGATCACTGTGGAAATGACCCACGAGTGGACGGAGCATGACGTGTCTGCGGACAGCGCCGTGATGGTTTCCGCATCCCCTGGCCAGAATGGAACCGTCAAGGTATCGTGCCAGCAGACCTCGGCAGTCAATGCGTTCTTGAAGACTGCTTTGAATCTGCATCAAACAGAACTTCTCAACAGCAATTCAACGAACTGGGCGGCGATCGCGCTTGATCTTCAGAATCTCGTGACCGGCGATCAGAACGTTTGCACGGGCGTTTCGTTCTCGAAAAAGCCCCCGCAACCCTATGGAGCGAAGGGCGAATACCTTGAATGGACGCTCTTTGCCGCTAACATTGCTAATCAGTAAGAGGGATCATGGATCACAAGGACGTTCAGATCGGCGAGCATCTATACCGCATCGGCCAGTTGAAGGCAGCGGATGGAAGCTGGATTTATTCGACATTCGTCAAGCGCTATAGAGCCTATCAGGAAGCACAGCCGGCGAACTCAACAAACGGAACGCAGGAAGCGCCAACGGTTGCCCCTGAAGTCGGATTCGCCATGACTGCCCAGTTCCTTATCGAACAACTCAGCCGCGAGGAATTGGCCGAGGTACAACAGCTTTCACTCGCCTGTTGCGGGCGCTACAGTTCCAAGACGGGCACGCAGATTGCAATGCCGATCTTGCACAGCGATGGACGATACGCGATCGCCGATCTTGAATTCGATGCTCCGCTGGTTTACAAGCTCACAACAGAGTGTGTGGCGTTCAATATCGCCCCTTTTTTTCCAGGCGCCGGATCGAGTTCGAGCGAGACCCCGGCGACGATTGTCCAGGGACAGAGTACCCAACCCTAGATGGGTTTCTTTGGCGCCCGGTGATGGCTGGACTTTGGCAGCATCGGGACGTGGTTCAGGGAGTTTTCAGTTTCAGGGATTTGTGCGATGCGCACGAGTTTTTAGATGTGAAGGAAAAGAACGAAGCCGACTTCCGCGCATGGAGAGCGGCAAAGGCGGATTGAGCGATGGCATTAAAGATTCAACGGTCGTTTTTGCCATCTGCGCTTGGCCCGGTTGTTCGCCTGCTCTTTCGCCGTAGCCCACTTGCAATTTCCTGGTTCATATCCCTTATCGTTATTGATTCTCTCGATACTCATATGAGGGGGCGGCTCTCCCATATCTGCGAGAAAATTCTCGAAAGATTCCATCCACCTATCGCATACCTTTATCCCACGGCCTCCGTAGCGTTCAAAAACTGGATGCGATGGATTATTGCATCGCTGCCTGATATGGCACCACGAATGAAAGGCGCGGGAAGATTTAGATTTTCCGTGCTTGGTATTCAATCGCACACGCAAAGCGCGCGCTTCCGTGCCTTTGCATCCACAACTTCCAGTCCCTTTATGCAAAAGTTGAGCCGTCGAAATGAAGTTTTCTTTTCCGCACGAACATTTGCAGAGCCAATAGACTTTGTCGCCTCGTCGCTCCACAGTTTCCGTGACCGTCAATCTATCAAATATCCTGCCTGCCAAATTGATCCTTCGTTGGGTATTTCCGAGTCTCCAATTTCGCATAATGTGAAGTATAACACTAACGTCTCAACTTGGGGGCTAATGTTGTGGCAGAAGTGATCAAAAGTTATCTCGTGTCTTTGTCCGGGTCGGTGGACAGGGCTTCATTCGATAAATTCGCCGGCGCCCTCCAAGGCGCGGAAAAGCAAGTCCAGTCCCATGTCGGTGGCATTGTCGGCACCTTCCTTAAATTCCAGGTAGCAGGAACAACTGCCTTTGCATCGGTGGGATTCGGGCTCATCTCCTATATCGACAAGCTCGCCCAGGCTGATCTAAAGACCCAGCTTCTCGCAACCCAGAACATGATGAGCATCCAGCAATATCGCTCCGTTTCGACGGCGCTTGACGTTCTGGGAGTCACGCTGAATGATGTGTTCTTTGGCACCAAGGAACTGCAAGAACGATTCCACATGCTCATCGACGATCAGAAGCAGCTTGCGCTGATGCTTGGGCCAGGATACGAAAAACAGCAGCAGATGGTGCGGGACGTGATCTTCCAACTCCAGCGTCTCGAGGTTAAGGGCCAATACTTCGGCATGAAGTTCGCCGCCGATTTGCTGGAGCATCTGGGGTTTGGCAAAGGAGGAATCGTTCTTGAGCTTGAGCGGCTGAATGATTTTGTGCTTGCCAATATGCCGCGATGGTCCGATGAGATTGTGAATCACATGATTCCGGCGTTGGGTATGACGTGGGACATTCTGAAGAAAACCGGTGGCGTGCTGCTCGATCTCTCGGTAGACTTCGATAACTTTGTGGGAACGCTTTCAGGCGATGATTCGATCAACACGAAAGCTGCATCTTTTGAGAGTTTTGCGCGATCGATTGAGCATGTCGTTTATTGGATCGGCGAAGCAATCAAGCTGATGCTGGGTCTTGAAAAGGTTGGCGTCGGCAGTGTCGGCGCCATCTGGGATCTCGGCAAAGCATTTCTGAATATGCCCACGCGCGGCGGAAGTTCCGCAACGATGTGGGCTGATTTGAATGCAGCCGCAGATCAGGCTATCAATGCAGTCCACGGTCTGGATCAGGTTGGCGGCGTTCTGCTGAGCGGAACGCGCTACGGCGATCAGTTCAACTCGGCGATCTCGACCGCAGCACTTGCATCGACCGTTGCTGGAACTCCTACTGCCAATGCGCACCAGATTGCACTGGATGTATCGCGCGAGACGGGCATACCGGCAAATCTTCTCTATGGCCAGATGGGAACCGAGACAGGCGGATTCAAGACCTTCGCTGGAACGAACAACTATGCGGGAATCAAAGTTGCAGGGACAGATACATTCCGCAACTTCCAGTCTGTCATGGATTTTGAACGCGCCTATGCGGATACGCTTAATTCATCGCGCTACGTTCAGAACAATATCCGTTCCGCTGTCACCGCGGATCAATTTGCAAGGGCCTTGCAAACACCCTCGGGTAACTACTATGGCAATGATTCGGAAGCAAACTATGCGCGCAATGTCGATTTATGGGCGGGAAAGTTTGGCCAGGTAACGATTGGATCCATCACGGTAAACTCATCGCCAAATTTCACGCCAGATCAGCATGCGGCGGCGATTCAGAAAGGCGTGAGCGCAGCGTTCAAAGAGCAGGAACGTGAATTGATGCTGGCCTTCGCGGGAGGATACAAGTAGATGGGCGGCATCTCACTTCCGCAAGTTTCATCGACCGCGCTTCTAGGTGTGGGCAGCATTGTTGTGTTCGCAGAATCTGCGGCAGAACAAGCCTCATCATTTGCAAATCAACAAGCATTGCTCGGGCAGGTAGCAGGTCAAGACGTACAATTCAGACCTCCGCAGTGGTCACAACCAGCGCTTACCATGCTTACCGTTCCGGCAAACTATGTACAGGCGCAGAACGGAAACAGCGCAGTCGGCGGCACATCAACGGGAGCGATAGCGCCGAGTTCTCCTGCTGCTCCCAGTCCGAACACTGTCCCTCAATATCTTGTTTTCGATGGCGTGATGCGCCTTTCTCATTCACAACGCGCGAGACCGACACTTCATCCGATTCAAGATAATGCAAACGTCACCGATCACATCATCCTCGATCCCGCGCATCTGGTCATGGATGTGCTGATGACTGACGTGCTTCAGCCATATGCGGAAGGTCAGTGGGTAGGGAATCCATCGAAGTCCATTTCCTGCTTTGAAACGCTGGACAATCTTAGGCAGGCGCGTGTTCCGCTCACGATCACAACGCGACTCAAGACTTACGTGAATATGTTCATCGTCGATGTGCAGCCCAACGACACAGTGAAGGAACGTTATGGGCTGCGCGCAACAGTCGAGTTTCAGCAAATCTTTCTCTTCAATGTGGCGACGCAAACCGTCAGTGCGCGCTCACAGACCACCGGCAGCACCACTATAGGGCAGACAAATCCAGAGCCCGTTCCCTCCGGAGTACAGGCCCAGAACGGATTGTCTTCGACAGCCACTGATGTTCTATCGTCCGAAGCAATTCAGGCGGTAGAAGGGAACGTGATCGGTGCAGGAAACTGGTCTAGCAACAATACTGGAGGTCTGCCGCAACCATGAGCCAGATCGTTCCATTGACGAATGCGCCAAACCAAACGCTGAACGTCGCACTGAATGTCAATGGATCAGTGCTGCGCCTTGGTCTGTTTATTATGTTCAGCGAAATGGCCCAATACTGGATTATGAGCATCTTTGATGCAGGGGGAAATCTTCTTCTCTCTTCAGTTCCGATGATTACGGGAAGCTGGCCAGCATCGAATCTGCTGGCGCAATACGGATACCTGAATATCGGCAGCGCGTACATCATCAATCTAGGCCAAGTCTCGAACGATTATCCAGGCGCAAACGATTTAGGGAATAACTTTCTGCTTCTTTGGGATGACAACGCATGAGCGCGAATCCCTACAATCCGATTTCGCAGATTCCCAACATGGGGCGCCAATGGTCGCTTGTCGTGACAAGTCCTCCGGATGATACGGGGAATTCCACACAGGCGACACTCGCATCGACAGGCTTCATTCCAGAACCTATGCGCCTCCTGTTCGAGGTCAATCTTCCGGGCTATTCCTCGCACGCAACATTCTGGACTGCGAAGATCGAGATTTACAACTTGGGAGTCGATCAGGCGCAGCAGTTCATCACTGGTCAGGGATCGACGGTCGTTCTCTCGGCGGGATTTCAGACAGGATCGTTCGGCATCATCTTTGCCGGCGAAGTTTATCAGGCGCTCTATGAGCGTCCGGACGTGATCGATTCCAAGGTTACGCTGATGTGCTACACGGGCATCAAGGAGACGATCGCGAACTTTGCGCAGTTCCGCGGCAATGCGAACATGACGCAGATGGCGTTGATCTCCAAGATGTGTGCAGGAGCGCAGAATCCAATTGCGATCAATTCGGGTTCCACTGACACGCTGAATTCGATGCCCACTGCGCAATCGCAGCTCCCAAGGGCAAGGCCTTTCTTTGGTGATCCGCACAAGTACATCGATGCAGTAGCGGCTGCGAACAATCTGCAATCATGGTACGGATCAGACGGACTCTCGGTTAGCACAATGAGCGATGCCGATGCTGTATCGACCATCACATATACATCGACCACCGGAATCTACGGCGTTCCGCAGCAAACACAGGATGGCGTGAACTTCATCGTGGCGCTCGATCCTCGCTTGCGCGTGAGCGTTCCGCCGATGCAGGTCAATATTGCCAGCTCGATCATCCGGCAATTTGAATTCACGCCTCCAGGATACAGGCCGATTCTCGATCCCAATGGGCTTTATCTCGTGAACGGTTTGCAACACCGTGGCGACTCACGCGGCAATCAATGGGAGACCGAAATTATTGCCTTCACAAGCATCGGCGGCCGTGCGGCGTATGTGTACGATGCAACAAGTCCAAGCGGTCCGGAACTCGATAGGAGAGCACCCTATGGGAACTAGCTCTCAACTCAAAGGTCTTGTATCGGTTCAGGACAGGCTTTCCATCAAGTCTGCCCCGATTCGGCTGGCATTGCATCAGTTTGAATGCGATCTGCGGGTAGCGATTCCCGGAATTGTGGTTACGAATCAGAATGGCGATCCATTCAATGCTGATCTCCAAACCGTATCTGTACAGCCATCGGTGCAGGAAGTCTTGCGAGTGAAGGCAATTCCAACACTGACCACGCTGCCAATCCTCGATGATGTGCCGTTCGTATTTCCGAGCGCGGGAGGATGGAATCTGACCTTCCCGATTGCGATCGGCGATGAATGTCTGGTGATCTTCGCAGATATGGCCTTTGACATGTGGTGGCAGAATGGCGGTGTCCAGAAACAGCCAGACGGTGCGCTCTATCGGCATGATATTGGCGATGGAATTGCGATCTTTGGAATCCGTTCCAATCCACGCGCACTTGTAAATTACTCAACTGACAGTGCGCAGTTGCGATCAGACGATAGCTCGGTTGTGATCGATCTTGCGCCCGGTCAGATCACCGCAACCGCACCAGCGATAGAAGTGCTGAATACGGGAGGAACCGCACAGGCTCTAGTCAATCAGGCATGGCTGACTTGGTACATAACGAACATTCAGCCATTCCTCGTTTCCAAAGGATATTCAGGCCCGACAATGCCCGTTGTATCATCAACACAGATTCTCAAGGCACAGTAGCAGGAAGGTCGATACGATGAGACGAACTTTTCTCGGTATAACGATTCTGATCTTGGCGTGCTTAGCGCGTGCGCAGACGATTCAATTGCCTGCTGGATTTACCGCTTCCGCGAGCGGTGTAGTCACTTTCCCATTTGGCTGCAATTCCGTGGTTCCGTGTCCGCAGACGTATCTCTATTTTCCATCGACCATCGTCACGCTTGGAGCGAATATAACCGCCGTTGGAACCAGCACAAGTTGGACCGCACAGATTAAGCAGAGTGCGACTTCTTCTGGTCCGTGGACGAATTGCGAATCGGCTATAACGATCACGGCGAGTTCGACAGGAAGCGGCACCTGCACGCCTTCAGGATCGTCTTATATGGAACTTGTCGTAACGGCAGGCACAGGCGGAGGTGCACTGAATGGAACGGTATACGGAAATAATAGTTCCGGGACCGCTGCTGTCTGGGGGAACATTACGGGCACTCTATCGAATCAGACGGACCTTGAGAATGCTCTGAATGCAAAACAGGCTTCGCTTAGTCTACTCGAAGGCACCTACACAGACACAGATTGGTGCAGCTATGCTGCGAGTGGAACTCTACTGAATTGCAATAACGCTTCGCCACAAGTGAATCTCTCGCTCGCTAAAGGCACATATTCCAATGGCGATCTGTGCGGCTATACCGCGTCCGGTACGCTCCTGAATTGCAATATCGCACCGGGTGGCGCAGGCACGGTGACCGATGGAAGCGGAACGACGAGCACCCCTGAATTTGCGGAGTCCACGGGAACGGCGCATGTGTTGCAATATCGGACGGCGGCACAGGCGCTCGGAGATATGGGCGCGGCAACGGCGCTTGCCAACAATACCAGCGAAACAACCAGCTTTAATCTCGCTTCGAATACCGTGTTCCGGTTCACTGGATCCGGCGCGTCGAACGCCACGACTCCGGCATCTGTTACAGCGGGATTCATCGCGTCAATTCAGAACGCGGGCACGGCGGCAGTCACCGTCGTAAGCGGTGGCCCGACGCTGCACTGCGAGCCGCCAGGATGCGTTGTTCCAATCGGCGGAAGCGCCTCGATTACTACTGACGCAAACGGAACCGACTTTGACGAGATTGGCTCAAACTGCGGCGGAAGCGCCTGCGGAGCCATCGCAAATCTGAGCACTCCAGGAGCGGCTGGCTATGCGCTCTATTCGGGATCAAGTTCATGGAGCACGCCTCATCTGACGGACAATGGAACACTCGTGACCTCTTCAGAGCCTTTGAATTTAGGCTCTGGGGTCAACACGTTTCTTGAGAACAATACCTCTCCGCTTCTTTTCTACCCGGATGCTGACAGCACGAGCCTTTCGCTTGGCGTTGGCGCAAACGGGAGCCAGACGGCAGTTAGCCAGTATGACGTTGCAATTGGTGAAGATGCGCTAGGCGCTGCAACGCAAGCGGCAAGCGGTGGTTTAGAAGACACCGCAGTTGGATTCTGGGCGATGAAAGCGAATACGACGGGGTACAACAATGTGGCCGTGGGAACCTATGCCCTCGATCAGAACACAACGGCGTTCGACAACACCGCCGTAGGAACGGACGCACTCGCCGGCGCGAACACGGGAGATTACAACACAGCGGTAGGTGAAGCGGCGCTGGCGGCTAACACAAGCGGATATAACAACACCGCCATCGGTCAGGAAGCTCTTTTCGTCGCTACGGTCACGCATGACAACACTGCGCTCGGGCAAAACGCTCTCTATTCACTGACGGGCACGGGAGGCAATCTCAATACAGCTCTCGGTTCAAATGCAGAGGCGACCATGACTACTGGCAGTGCAAACACTGCCGTAGGCGAAGATGCAATGTATACGATGACTACGGCGACTCAGAATGTCGCCGTTGGTTCGAGCGCTCTCTACACCAGCAATTCCAGCTACAATACGGCAATTGGCCAGAATGCGCTTGAGGCCGAAACTTCGGGAAACAATAATACGGCGGTCGGGTATGAATCGCTTGAGACAGTTACAACAAACGGCGGCGATACTGGAGTGGGTTCCTACTCGCTCAACGTGGCGACCGGCAGCAATCTCGTCGCCGTTGGCCAAGGAGCCCTGCAATCGCTGACGACGGGAAGCGGCGATACCGCGATTGGCAAAAGCGCAGGTAATAATGGAACGCAGAACGCCACGACCGCCGCGAACATTATCTTGATTGGATACAATACGGGGCTTGCTATTGCTACAGACTCAAATGAAATCGTGATTGGAGAAGGGGCAACGGGAGCGGGCAGCAACACTACAACCCTCGGTAACTCTAGCACGACGTTGACTATCCTTGCGGGCAGCACTCAGATGGTCCCGCAGACGGTGTTGTGTCATCTCTCGACGGGTGGAACTCCAGATGCCGGATGTTCGCCTACAGCGGCACAGTTGTCGAATGCTGTCCTAACGAATTACGGGCAGGGTGCAACAAATGTCGCCGTGACCGGACCATCTTTGACGGCAGGCATGGTTTTCGTCATTACGATGGAAACGGCCCAGGCATCCAATTATTTTGAGTATCATTCGACAGGTGCGAACATCTACTTGGACGGATCGGCATCGGCAGTTACAAACATCATCTTTGCTGCTCCTGCCGTTGGCAATAGCTTTTCGTGTTTTGTCTCGCCAAATGCGGTTTTTATGAAATGCACGACGCTAGCTGGAACATCGAGCAGTAGCTAGGGAGGAGAAATGCGAAAGCTCGGGTCGGTTTTTTTCCTCTTCGCTTCTGTGTCAGCCGCGCAAGTGCTGATGACCGGCGGAAAGACGCATCTCACCGCTGGGACTCCCTCGTTCTCGCCCGCTGCTGGTAGCTACGGCAGCACGCAGACGGTGACGATCTCGACAGTTGCAGGTGGCGTGATTTGCTACAACACAACAGGCTCGCCCGCCACGAATGGGACGACGGGATGCACGACGGGAACGCTCTACACTGGCACGATTTCGGTTTCCTCAACCGAGACGCTTTACGCCGTGGCAGGCGGCACAGGTTACTATGACTCGGCTATAGCAAGCGCAGCCTACACAATCAGCGCCAATCCGATAGCAATCGTGAACAATGGCACGCCCGCCCACACCTTCTGTTCGTCGAGCGGGACGAGCTGCACCACGACCGGCATGAACACTACCGGCGCGACCTTGTTTGTCATCGCCACGAGTTCTTACAATTCTGCCGCTAACACTCCGACCGCAACATCGAATACGTTTCATTGTCTGACCGCTTCGGGAAGTTCTGGCAATCGTTACGCTTCGATCTGCTACGCCTACGCGGTCACAACCGGGATATCGCAGCAGTTCACTTGCGGCGATGCCAGCGGATATATCAGTTGTGAAGTCAGTGCATGGAAAAACACGCTCACAACTTCATCTGTCTATGACAGCACTGCGGGAGTAGTTGGTAATTACTCCACAAGCACGACGTCGATTCAGCCGTCTGCTTCTCTGACCCCTTCGGCAGCAAACGAGTTGCTGATTATTGCGTTTTCTGCAAGTAATAATTTTTCGGCTCCGAATCTCACTATCGACAGCGGCTTTCAAGTCCTAGATACGACAAGCGGAAGCGGAGAGCTAGGCATAGACGCCTACCTTATCGATTCGGGAAGCAGCGCTCTACAACCGACGATTACTTATGGTTCCGGCGTGATCAATGTCGGGAACAATGCGATTTCGATGGCGGCATTTGTACCGTAGGAGGACTTGTGCGGAGCTTGCGGCGTGACAACGATGATGCACTGATGCGCCCCTGCGTGCGGGGCGGGATGAGGCGAACATGAAGCGAATTGCGATACTGACGATCTTAATGCTGGCGGCGGAGAAATGAGCACAACGCCAACCATTCTCGTGCAGCAGAATTCGCAGCCGAAATTAGGCGATGCGTGCGAATTCTCCATGCAATCTTCGTACCTCTTCGCAGCGAGCGTTGTACGCAGAAAGAGGGTCATTGAATCGCCCACTCCATTGAAGACGACCATGAAGTGTTATTTTTGCAATCCAAGCGCGATCTCGATTGTGCCAGAAAACTCCTTTATACCCGCTTTTATTGTTCGAATGAATGCGTCGATTGCAGTTCTGTTGCGCATGATCCGCGAATCGAAGATTGCAACGTCGATTATCCAACGTGGCTTCTACTTTTCTGTGATCCGGAGTTTCACCCTCTTTCCCTTCGCCAAGAATAAATCGATGCATAGAGACGGCTTGATAAGGAAGTTTACGGCCTGTGGTCCACGCATAAAAAGCACGAGAGCTCTTGTCCCATCTAGCATGCCAATTGAAGATTCCAACGCGCTCTGCATCGTTGGTATCGATGAGGGCATAAAGTCCATGAGTCAAAGGTACATAAGCGATCGATGGACCAATGGGAATCACTACAGGTCGAATCTTGCGATGGTAAATTCCAGCAGGCATATCTTTATAGTATCGGAAAGGTGGGCATGATGGCAACTCCTACAATTATGGTGCAACAGAACAGCCAACCCACAAATGATCCTATCGAAGGCGAAAATGGCCCAGTTTTCTTGACAGACTTGGATGCTGTTGCTCAGATAATTTATACTACATTAAGATTATTGCTTTCAGAATGGTGGGAGAATCTAGTCATTGGATTTCCTCTCTTCCAGTCGCTCATTGGCTCCTCGGGTGCGCCTGCAAATCAGGCCGGTGTCATGCTCATCATTCAGCAGACAATTCTCGGCTGTCCCTATGTGACCAAAATTCTCAATTTTAACTTTTCTCTCAATACGGCAACGATGGCGTCAACCTTCACGGCGACTGTTCAAACGAGCTTTGGTAATCTTGTCGTAACGAACGCTCCAGGATCGAGCGCCCAGGTGACGCCATAATGCCCGTACCTGCCTATATCGCGCCTTTCATCTCCCCAACAGCGGGCCTCGTCATTCCTTCCTATCAGTCGATCATCAATAGCCTCATCTCCGGATATCAGGCCATTTATCCACAAGTTGTTTATTTGGGAACAGATACGGCCAAATACCAGGAAATCTCCATCTTCGCCCTGAAATGCTATGACTCGAATCTCGCTTCACAGTTGGCCTATAACGCCCGGTCTCCATCAACTGCAATTGGGGCCGATCTTGACAGCATCGTGAAGATGAACGGCATTGCGCGGTTGCCGGCCTCGTATTCCACAGCGCCATTGACTGTGACCGGAGCTGGCGGAACGGTCATCAATCTCGGCCAAGTGACCGATACTCAGGGATACGTCTGGGCGCTTCCTATCAGCGTAACTATTCCGAGCGGTGGAAGCGTCACGGTGGGCATTACCTGCCAAACAGCCGGCCCAATACAGGCAAGCGCAGGAGCGATCAACACGATCTCAGGAGGCGCCACGGCTGGATGGACAGGTGCCACAAATCCGTCTCCGGCGCTTCCGGGCTTGCCCACTGAGAGCGATTCCGAGCTCAGGGCTCGTCAAGCGCTTTCTGTGGCCTCCCCAGCCCTTACACGCCTTGCTTCGACCATCGCAGCCATTGCAGCCGTCCCTGGCGTCACGCGGTACGCTACAGGCACGCCGACACCCGATTCCGGTCCCGGAAGCTCCATTGAGAATCCAACTGGATCTATCGACTTCTGGGGCAATCCCCCACACTCGATTTCAATGGTTGTAGAAGGCGGCTCAAATCTGGCAGTCGCAACGGCAATCTACCAGAAGCGCGGTCTCGGAGTTTACACGAATCCCGATTCAACCGCGGGCTCAACCAGCGTTCCCGTGACTGATCCCAATACCGGAACCATTACTACCATCGGATTCCAGCGCCCGACATACGCGCCAATCTACGCGACGATAGTCATTCATGGACTGGCTGGATACACGAGCGCTGTCTTGACGGCAGTACAGGCTGCAATTGTGCTGTATCTCAATAGCCTTCAAATCGGAGAAACAGTAACTTATTCTTCGTTCTATTCCGTCGCTCAATCGGTGATGCCTTCGCTTGTGACGCCGCAGTTTTCGATCACATCCCTGCATACCGGACTTTCAGCATCGCCCTCGGGAACAACGGACATTACGCTCGACTACTATCAGGTCGCGCAGGGGATTTCAGCCAACATCATTGTGAGTCAAATATGAAGACGATATGGTCCTCTGGCATTTGCCGAGTTTCTTCTTTCTCTTGCCTTTTTATTCCGGGCAAGACGAAGAGTCATATCGTTCATAATTTTATTTGCCAGTTTCTTAGCCGACTCGCTTCGACACGTCACGCAGCCCCGTATTCCTTTATAGATATAGGTGTTCTTTTCATCAAAGGAATGACCACGAAGACAATGAGTTTTCTGATGATTCTTTGCCGTCAAACCAATGCCGCGAAGAACGTTTTCTTTGCGGGTTACAACTTCAAGATGAAGTGGATTTACGCATCCTCGTCTTCTACAAAGATGATCGATAGTCAATCCCTCACCTATTGGTCCACTGAAAATTTCGTAAGAAAATCTATGCGATTGAACGAGTTTATAGCAAGAGAAAAGGCCATATCCCTTGACGTTTTTACATCCCTTCCAATCCCAACATGGAGTTCCATTCCAAAGCGGGCCGTTCTTGTCAACTTTGGCAAGGAATTTTTCTATCACACTAGAATTGACTGCGGGGATAGTCTCCTGCTTAGACAGGTTCATGGGAAAGCCGCTCCAACGGCTGACCAACTATCCCCATTATACAGCGAGGGAATGTAGATGCCACTTTATAACCAAAGCGGATACGGATCGGGACGATATGGGATTGCCGACAATGGCCCCATTTATATTCTTCCGATCTCGTACTATCTTGGCCTTCTTACTTCGGAGTACCGCCTTGCGTCCAATCTCAATGCGTGGCTTCAGGACTTGCTTTCTCCGCTCAACGACACAACAAATATGCTGGCCGGCATGACAGGGGCATTCGATCTCGATGAGGCTTCGGGCGTCCAGCTTGATGTGGCCGGTCAGATTGCGGGGATAAGTAAGACAGTTGGGTTTCAACCATCCGACAGCGTGAGTCCGATTCTCGATGATGCCACTTATCGCCTGCTCATCAAAGCGACGATCGCCGCAAATCAATGGGACGGCACCGAAGAATCTCTTTATCCGATCTGGGCGCAGTTGTTTCCCGGCGGATCGATCATCATCACGGACAATCAGAACATGTCATGTACGATCGTCCTATCAGGCAGCTTTACGTCGATCATTCAGGATTTGATTGTCAATGGCTATATTGTGCCGAGGCCTGAAGGCGTCGAGTATGAGTATGTGTTTGGCGATTTCCCGATCTTCGGAACGGACGAATCGAACAGTTTCATTGCGGGCGTAGACTTGGGACATCTGGCATAGGAGCATCATGGCGACAACAAATTTCTTAGTTTTCAATCCGGGCGCGGTCAATCAGGAAACTGATGCCGAATACGCAGCCGATTCGCAACGCTCTGGCGGCTATGGAGTTGACAATATCGTTCCTTCTGCACTTCTGAATAAGGCCACTTATCAGCCCACAACATTCTGTGCTGCGTTCGGTCAGATGATGGCCGCAAAGGGATATTCGACGAGCGATGCGGATGTCGCAGTCCTGGCCGCAGTGCTCGCAAATATCATCACCGAAGCTGATCTGCTCTCAAATCTCATTTCGGTTGCTTATTCTCCTACTCCAGCATTCAATGCCGCCGCTGCCAACGGCTTCCAGATGACGCTCACCGGCAACGTCACATCTTCAACCATCTCTGGAGTTGTGGCCGGCCAGGTAGTCGGATTCTTCTTTATTCAGGATGCGACGGGCGGAAGGACTGTGGCTTGGCCATCTTCATTTGTCGGCGCTGTGCAACCCGATCCGACGCCGAATGCCGTAAGCCTGATTCTTTTCAAAGCAGATCTGAGCGCGAATTTGCATGCCTCCGGACCTCCATTCAGCAACAATGGTCTATTCGCCACAAATGGACTTGTATGTCCTACACGCACAAGTGGTGACAATACGACCAATGCCGCTACTACTGCTTTTGTTCAAAGCGCTATTGCATCAGGATTCACATCGGGATCGAATGCGAATGGGCGATGGGCGAAAGATCCAAGCGGCCTTATTCGTCAATGGGGAACTGTAGCAGGAGCTTCAACGGGGACTATTGTTGATTTTCCGATCGCATTCACGAATAGCTCCAGCATTGCGGTGAACACGACCAGTCTGTGGTACGGGCCAGGAAACAGCATCTGTTTTGTGATCGCGACTAAAAACTCAATCAGCACAACACAATTTGAAGTGGCATTGGGCGTCGGAAGTCCGCAGGATTTTCAATGGTTTGCAATCGGATATTAGGAGAATAGGAATGCGCACAGCGAAACAGATATTTGCACGGCTCATACTCATTGGCTCACTGCCGCTTTGCGCACAAACGGTTACTCCGAATATCGGGCTGCAACTCCCGATCCAGGGAACTACGAACTGGGGGATTTCGCTCAATAACAACTTCACACTGCTCGACAAGTATCTAGGCAATGTTATGCCGCTTCCCAACGGATTGACTGCTCCTAAATTCAATGTGACGGGCGGCTTTCAGATCAACGGGAACTTCGGCATTTCTGGGCAGGTTCTCGCATCAACAGGATTCGGATCGCAGTGGATCACGGTTTCGACTCAGATGATTAACTGGACCGGTGCATGGGCGGCAGACACTGCCTACGCGAAGAATGACGGCTACGTCGAGGGCGGCAACGGTTACATCGTTACCACGGCCTACACATCGGGCGGAAGCTTCGGGTCTCTCGATACTTCTAGCAGCGTCGAGGTCGCCATCGGATGCGGAGGCACTTGCACAATTTCAGATGGCGGTACCGGGGGAATCACCCCAGCGAGCGCACTCAGCAACATCTATAACGGCGCAGGTGGTGGCACTTGGCGTCGGATGGGCGTCACATGGTGGGGCCAGCCTGGAGACGTTGTAGCTCAAGAGCAGACTGTATGGGGTCCAGAAGGAAACTGCCAGATATTGACGATCCAAGCAACCTGCTTTAAGCGGACCTATTCTAATAACACTGAGATTGAATATCAGGAGTCCGCTGACGGCATCGTGTGGAGTGCCTCGCCTGGAATCGACACACACGTTGGACAAAGACCATCAAGGGTAATCGAGATTTCCCCCGGCAGTTTCATCATGTACGCGGCGAACAACGCAGAAACGGAAATCGACGAATTCACGGCTGGCTACAACCAGCAGTATACGCTAGCTCACTCTGCGGTCATCACCCCTGCATCTGCTCCTGTCGGGTGGGGGACGTTTTCGTATACCGATAATACGAGCGTCTACCTGGCCGGTTCCACCATGTACCTTGCGGTCGATTTCGGATTTCATTCAGGACTTTTTTCCTCAACCGACTACCACACATTCACGCCCGTTTCGCTCATCATTCCAGGTTGCTCGGTTCGCAGCCCCTTTTATCAGGAAGCGGGGAAATGGTATACGTGGGTCCACTGCGGCGATAATCAGATTCACCGCTATGTCTCACCAGGATCGGCCATCGGCTCCGCTCCTTACACCGATGCGCTCGGGGGTAAGCCTGACCTATCCATTGAGACAGCCAATGAAGGCGCAGGCGACAACCAGAGCGGTGTCGGGCAGGTAGCGGACCCTTACGTTCTTGAGGTACAAACCGCCGCAGGGCCAAAGACTTTTCTGTATTATACCTCCACACAAGACCTTGGTGGGCCGACATGGTTTCAAGTTCTGAAGTTGGCCATTGCCGATATGCCCATATCGAGCGTAGTGCAGACAAGCGGCGGAGACGATGTAAGCCAGCTTGACCTGCCGAGCAACCTGCCTATCAGCATGGATTACGCAAATCAGGCACTCAATTTTGGCAGCTACCCGATTGAGAACGCGGGACCTATTAACGTATCGGGGTTGAATATCTACACGAATGGAAATCCGACAATCAACTTCGGCTGCTTTCCGGCGCAGGGCTGCAATAACGGGTACCCAACGACGCTCAATTTCGGAACGGCGGACGGTGGAACCTTGTACCAAGGGTCGATAGCGGCTAGTCCAGCAGGTGGTGGAGGTATGACGTTTACGCTTCCGCGCACGATTTCTAGCGAAGGATATTTCTTCAACAATCAGGGTGGGACAACACTGCTCTCGATGGATAGTTTTAGCCACGCGATTATGACTGCCAGCGGCAGTGTACTGGACGACGGCGGAGGGAATATGAATCTGTCGGC